ATACGTTTTACCAAATCACCATAGAAAATGTTTGTGGCATAACCACTTGCAATTTCCATTAGGCGGGTTGAACCCGCAAATACCTGTCCACCTATTAGGTTTACAGGCTTTAGACCGTAAGGGGCCGAGACTGTAGGGTAAGCCATTTAGGACTCCTATAAATTTAAGTACCAGAACCGAAAGTAACCTTAGTTTTTCTCTCCGAAAAAAGAGGCATCCTAGGGTCATTCTCACGAAGGAAATTGTTATCCACCGAGTCAATCTGAGACTTATTCTGCTTGTCGTAATAATCGGCACGCTGTTTTAAGAACTCTTCAGGAATACGGCACAACAACAACCCACCAATTTCAATGCTGCCTTTAAAGCGGCCTTCGACGGTGGCGTGCATCATAAGCTCGGGATAATCTTCTGCTTTGCAGGGTTCATATCCTTCACGTAACTTAGAAGAAATATTACTAGGATCAGCCACACCCAATGTGCTAGTACGAACATACCTGTGCTTCCAACCGGGACGGTCTTCGGGCATAGGCAGTGTCTCAGGCGGACGCCACGCTGCTGGGCGGGCGAACGTTTCCCGAGTGTCTAATTCACGTGCGGTGCGATTTTGTGTCTTTCCAGACGATAAAACTTGATCCATTATTCACCTCTTCTTAGTTGAGCAACCTGTTTAGCGTATTCTTCCAAAGGAACCCCAAGACGGCGAGCAATCGCTGCTTCAGATGCCTTTAATCGAATACGATTAGGCGGAGTGCTACGGGAGGCCGGAGCTACCACGTTAGCGGGCTTTGTTGCACGGCGTTGGGTTTCACCCTCATAAGCCGGATCTGATGCCTTTTTCGAAGGAGCATCATCTTCATCGCTCTGAGCATCTTCATAATACTCAGGAAATCGTCGGCGCATTGTAGCGTCTACCTTTTTGTAATACTCATCAGACCCCACAAAGTTAACACCTTGTTCCTTAGCCAGCTTTTGATGCAACCCGAGGGCGGAAGCTGTCATTTCAGGATCGGTACCAAACCAAGTGTTTGTTTTCAACCAACGCTCATCACGCTGGGTAACAGTAGGTTGATTTGTATTACGTTGTGGTATTTGTACCTCTTTTTCTTCACTTTGTAAAGGCCGCATATTCTGAACCTTATCTAGATTCAGTGTCGCCCTAGCAACATCCGCCTGTGCGTCTACTACAGCATCGGAATCACCAGACTCATAAGCCTCTTTATATTTCTTCTTGGCGTTGTCAAACTCCATCTCAGCGGAACTCTTTGACTGCTCAATATACGCTCTTGACCCAAGTTCAACTTGTTGCTGAAGCCTGCGGTTATGCTCCCACAACTGCTTGGTCAACTTCTCAGCCGCCTCGCGTTCTCGCAGTGCTTCTTCTTTAGCACGGCGCTCGTCATGGTAGCCGCGTGTAAATTTCTTTAGACGTGACTGGACTTTCTCGTCGTAGGTGGCGAGTTCGTCTTCAGTGGGGTCTTCGGGGGGTGAGTCATCGGGCTTGCGGCCACGATCTTTTTTGGGGGTGTCGTCTTCGATTTCTACATCAAACCCACCATCATCTTCTGCTGCTACGGGTTTACCCTTAGCTTCATCTGCTTCATGAGGAAACTTAAATTCCTCGTCTCTTAACTCAGCTTGTGCCATGTGTTACTCCTTATGATGCACGTGTAATACCACGGGGGTCTTCAACGACTGCTTCAACCGAATCATCATTGAGGATGCGGAATTCACGGCCATGAATCTTCAGGCGGGTACCTGAATTCGGTCGGACGATGATGAAATCACCTTCCTTGCAACTCGGCCCACTGGGGAAACGAGTGGTGTCTTTGTAGCAGTCAGGCCCAAGCTTGACAACGAACAAGACGGGAGTGAGTACTTCCTCAAAGTGCATTGATTGGCTAGACTTAATAAGTCCAACTTCACTATCTGCGTACTCTTGCATAGCTTCAGGCACCACACACAAAATGTGAAACGTACGTGGGTCAGGCAACTGCTTGGCTTTGTCTTCGGTTGGCTTATTAAGAATGCCAGACAAGTCTACGGCAGCGATATCAAATTCAGTCATCAGACTTCTCCATTTTTTGCACGAGCTCATTAATGATGTTTTCTGCTAGGTTGAGACCTCGGATTACCCCGCAGACACTGCGATACTCTTCTATGTCAGCGGCTCTGCCGTTGGCAAGGTGAAAAGCTTGATCTTGCTTTAACTTATCAATTTCCTTGGCAACGTGGGCCAAGAGTTTGTAGTCGTTCAACATTACCCCTTATTAACAGGCTTCTGGGATGCTTTCGACGCTGCCACTTGCGCAGCCATCTGAGCGCGGTGCTTAGCGATATCAACGCCAAGTTTGGAACCTTCAAAAAACTGTTGTTTCTGAAGTTTGTCTTTGGCAGCGGCTGCGGATGCGCCTACCTGCATAGATGCAATTTCTTTCTGCGCGGCAATCCGAGCTTGTTCAACCTCGATCTGTGCTGCTTTTGCCATTTCGTCAGCCTGCTGCTTCTGTTGTTTGAGCTTGAGTTCTTCCATCTTGATCTGGAGTTCTTGCTGCTGCATTTGCACAATGGGGTCTTGTGCTTGTTGCTGAGTTTTTTGCTGTGCTGCTTGGGCCTGTGCCTGCTGCGTAATACGCACGGATGCTTGTGCGGAGAGTTGTGCAACCTGCGCCGCTACTTCCGGCGTCATGTTCTTCTCTTGCTCCTCTGTTGGTAGCAGCAGCCCAATACTCGCCTCAACTTCTTTGCGGTATGCAAACGCCAAGTGCTCGTTGATGTGCGCCATCATCGCCGCAACAATTGCCTGACCCTGCGGAGTTGTCTGGATAAGTGCCATGATCTTCGGGTTCTGCAACATCGACGTGTGCACGGCAATGTGAGCTTGGTGGTCTTGCTCAAGGAACGCCTTCATGGGCTTGTTAGTCAACGCGTTCTGGTTCTCCTGCACGGGGTCTGTTGCCGTTGCATCGTCCTCAATCGGAATAAGTTTCGCTGCGTTTTTAATGCCCAACACTTCAATCATCTGACGGTGCAGGAGCGGCAAGTTGTACAGTTGTGGTGCTGTCTGCGCAAGTTGCAACGCTGCCTGATACTGGACAATCTTCTGCGCCATCGTCGCTGCGTTGGGGTCACTCACAGGGATCACAGCTACCATGTCGTAGTCAGCTTTTTTGGCCTTGCGTGAACCCTCAACTGGCTCGTAGGTGTACTCTTCTGGAGTGTAGTCAGCAATGATCGCCTTCAGGAGCTTGAACTCCTGCTTCATGCTGAAATGTATGCGTGCCTGTACAGCGCCCATCACCTTTAACGTACGCTCCAAAATGGCCAGCGTTGTACCTACGGGTGCTTGAGCACTCATATCGCTGACGTTCATATCACCCGACGATGCAAACTGACGGCCCTCCTGCACGATGTTCTGAAACAGAGCAAAGAGAACTTGGCTCGGCTCTTTGTATGGCAGCGGCAAGATGTTGTCCCGAATAGAACCAGACGGCACGTCTACATCACGGAACTCTCCCGGAGCAATCGGAGTGTCGTCGCCCTTGATGCGCAAACCGCGTGACTTCAAACCACCGGGCAAGTTAGACAGCGTGCCCGCATCGACCAACTGACGGATAAGCATGGTGGCACTTTTCGCATACCCACCGATCAAGTGAATCAGCCCGTACCCGTAGAACCCAAAGCCGGGGATGTACTGGTAGTGCACAAAGTGCTGGCGCTTGGTGTGGAGCTCATCACCCTCATACCAATTGCGGCGGATAGCAAGAATCTTGTTCGTCGCCTTCTCCACGGTCACAACGTACGGCAGTGCAATGCCCGTCTTCTCACCGTCTTTGTTCTCGTGCTCGTAGCCTTTTAAGTCGAGGTCAACGTGCATCTCAAGCACGCGATACCTATCATCTTGAAGGGCTGACATGCCCATCTCTTCGGCCTTCTGCTTCTCAATATCGTCGAGCTCATACGACGGCTCACCCAAGTCCACGTCCATGTAGAAGCCAGCTTCTTGTAGCTTGGCAATCTCGTTCTCAGTCTTGCGCATCACGTGCGTAACCCGCTCAGCACGCTCCAAGTTACTCGCACCATACGGCACAACGATGTCTTCGGCTGGGATAAACATCGCCACTTGACGCCCAATGCTCGGGTCGTAGTAGACCTTCTTGAACGCACTGCCTGCAAGTGGCAAATTCCACAGCAGCTTTTCATGTTCCGGGCGGTACTCAACCATGACATCAGTGAGCTGATAGTTCATGTCTTCTCGTACGCGAGTAGACGCTTCTTCTTTCTCGGGAGTGTCTTTGCCCAATATTTGCGTCTTCACGGGGCCAGCAGCGGGGAACGTCTCCATGATGCCCTCGCTCTGAAAACGCACAACGCTTTCTGTCAGCATCGGGTGAAACACGCCACAAGCACCTGCCCACGGTTCTGTTCTTTCCTCGTACTTCAAACCCAGTAATTTCAAGCCGTCTACATACGTCTGTATCCAGTCTTTGCGATCACCGATATCTTTCGTAAAGTCACCTACTAGGTCAGAACCCAGAGAGCTAAGTTCACTGTCGTCCATAAACTCTGCAAGGTTGGCATCAAACTCTTCGTCAGTGCCCTCGGTGTCTGGCGATAGCTTAATCTCAATATCTCCCATTGAGATACTCACGCTCTCCGGGTCTTCAATTTCAATCTCAAGGGGCGCAGTGTCCATATACTCATCTTCAATACCCAAGGGGGCTGCGTACAGACCTTTGCTAATAGAACTTGTTGCCATTTTTAATCCTTAAACTGTGTAGAACCGCTCACGGCGGGAGCCTTTAAACCATCGAATTTCTTCAGGTTCATCAATAGGAAGACGGAGAAACCCACCCTGACGGAACCGCATTAATGCAAGTGTGGTTGCATCAACCAAGTCATCGTGCTCTCCAGATGGGAACGCCGCTACTTCATCCACTAGCTCTTCGGCCCAGCGGGTTCGCGGTATCCATACTTTCCCACTTGCAATTATGTCTGAGACCGAGTTCAACCGGGCAATTTTGTCTTGGCCCTTACCCGGTGTGAACTCTTGCA